TAGAAGCCTATTACAACGCTATGGCTCAACAGGATGCTCAGTTGGCGACACAAGCACAGCAAGCTGGTCAACAGAATGTTGCGTTTGGTACTGGTTTGTTTGGTACTGGCGCAAATTTATTGAATCAGTATCAAACTGGTCAAGTTGGCGCATTAAGCCCATTTACAAGCTATTTAGGTTCTGGTCAAGCAATCGAGTCGCTTGGACAAGAACCATTAAGATTAGGCGCAGAGTTAGGCGGTAGGGCTTCTACTGCTGGTGCTAATGCTGGTCAATTCTTATATGGTGGTGGTATCAATGCGGCACGAACTCAACAAGGTGGTTCAGGAAGTAGTCCTTTAGGTGGATTGTTGCAAGCTGCATCTAAAGACCCAAGACTGCAATCTGGATTTGAGAATTTCACAATGAACAGAAATATTCAAGGCGCACTTCCTGCATCTGCAAATCCATACGGCAATCCAATGAGTGCAGAGCAATTTGACAGATTAAGTTATGGCTACTATTAAGGAATAATCATGGCAGACTCAGCAATTCTCGGTTTATTTACTACTCCAGAGCAGTATCAACTTGCTCAACGACAAGCACAAGATGCTCAAGCAATTCAATATGCGAATCTTGATCCAAGAGCAAAAGCTGACTATGGCTTCTATAGTGCTGGTCAACAGCTAGGCGGTGCTATTGGCGGTGCTTTGGGTGGTCAAGACCCACAGTTACAGTTGATTTCACAGCGCAATCAGATTGGTCGACAAATTGACATGAGTAATCCTCAATCAATTAGTCAAGGTATTCAAATGGCATCTCAATTAGGGGATGTTCAATTTGCAACAGCATTAGCAGATAGATTAAAAACAATGCAAGAATCACTTTCTAAACAAGCATTGGAAAGTGCTACTACACAAGAAAAGTTAGCTACAGTACCAAAATTAAAAGCTGAAGCTGGAAAAATTGTTGGCGAAACACTAACTAAAGAACAAACAATTCAATCATTGAAATCCCAGTTTGGGATGAATGATGCAGATGCTACTGCTATTGCAAACAATCCTGCATTAGTACAAGCATACCTAACACCTGACACAGCAAAAGCATTTGATGTAGTTAAAACAGGAAAATTTACCCCTGAAAGTGCAGCTAAATATGCGAAATCAGGTAATTTTGCAGACCTAGATCAAATTGACATGACAACAAAACCAAGTGAAGATTGGATGAAATATGCTAGGGAATTAGGTCTTCCAGCAAAACGATCATTTGGAGACTACAGTCCAGAAGAAGTTGCTGCTGTAAACAAAAAACAATTTGACCAAGATATTGCATTAAATCAAGCTAAAGCCATGTCTATAAAAATACCTTTAGCTGATGTACTTGATAAAGTATATTTATCCAAAGATAGAGAAGAAGCTGCTAAAAATTGGGCTATTGCTGGAGATGCGTATAAGGTAACTATTCCTTTGATTGACAAACTTAACAAAGTTGAATCAACTATTGGAAATGCTTTTACAGGAGCTGGAGCAGATGCAAAACTTTCAATTGCAAAAGGATTGTCAGCAGTTGGTGTAAAAATCAGTGATAAGGCAACAGATACAGAGATTGCAAATGCTGTTTCTTCTCAACTTGTGCAACAAATTGCCAAAGTTTTTCCAGGTTCGCAATCTAATAAAGAACTTGAACAATTGCTTAAAAGCAAATTTAATATTCAACAAGAATTACCAACTATCTTACGTTTGATTCGTCAAGCAAGAGATGAAATGGTTGCACAAAAAATTACTTATGAGCAAGGTGCAAAACTGCCTGATTCAGAAAGAACCAAATTCAATGCTAATTTGGCTCAAGGACAAAATTATCAGAAACTACAACAGTATCGTGATTTTGAAGATAAGTATCGCAAAGGAACTATTCTTCCAGAAGAACGAGCAAAAGCCGCACAGTTAAAAGCTGATCTTGGTCTATAAGGAGGATATATGGCAGAAATAGATTGGCGTGTTGACCCACGTTCTGAGCAATCCATGACTCCTTCGCCTAGTCGTGAAGAAATGGTAGCGAAAGAACGGGATTTAGAAAGAACAAGAGCGCAAATAGGTGGTTCTTATTTTGGTGTAACAGGATTGTTTCCAACCGAAAATCAAACAAGTCTTTCTACCATAGGTGGAGTCGTTGGTGGTTTAGCACCTATACTTTTCCCAGAATCAAGAGTGGTTGCTCCAATCATGCGATTGACAGAAGCCGCACCCGCTGTAGTAAGACCATTTATTCCATCATTAGTTGGCTCAACTGCTGGTACTACTGTTGGGACTTTAGCTGAACAAGCGGTTACGCCAAATCAAAGTATTTTTTCTACTGATACAGGAAAGAAACTTTTAGAAAATAATCTTCAAAATGCTGCATTTGATGTTGGTGGTAATCTAGTCTTTTCTGCTTTTGGTAAGTTAATTAAAGCTGGTAAAGACCAATTAAGTAAAGCTGGAATTACACAATCCGCAAGTTTCTTTGCAACACCTGAACAAGAAGCAAGACGGGCGGCTCAAGAATGGTTATCTTCTAGAGGTGCAACGCTTACTAAAGGTCAATTAACTGGTGATTTTGGAACTATTGAAGGAACATTAAAATATTCTCCAGCTTCTACATATTTTGAAGAACAACAAAAACGTGTTAAAGAAGTACTTAATGCAGGAGCAAATGATGTTAGAACATCACTTGAAACTTCCGATACTTTTAAAAATGCTTTAAAACAAAGTGATCTTACACAAAAAACACTTGGAGATCGTTTCCAAAATGCTATTGCAGAAGCTGATAAATTGATGAAGGCAAAGTTTGCTCCTGTATATGAAAAGATTGATGCTGACCAAGGATTAAGAGTTAATTTAGTTCCTTTAAAGCAAGAGGCACAAAAAGAACTAGACAACTTAGCAAAAACTAAATTTAAGTTTGCTGGAAGTGAACGAAGAAAAGTCTTAGAAGATATTTTGAGCCAAGATGATGAAGTTGCTTTTGGGACTGCACATGCGTTAAGAAGTGACCTTTTGGCAAGTGGTAGAGAAGCAACCAAAGAAGGTGTTCCATCTACTGTTTTACAAAAAGAATATTTCAATCAAGCCCAAGGTGTTTCCAACCAAATGGACAACACAATGGTTATTACTTTTGGTAATGAAGAACAAAAGGCTTTAGCTAGAAAACTTGGATTAGTTGGAGGAATAGATCAACCTGCTGGATTAAGAAATGGTCAATATCAAGCGCATGACATTACATCACTTGACCAATTAAATCTTCCAAAAACAAAAGCAAATCCTGCAAATAATGATTTATTGCGTGAGTATTTTAATGCCCAAAATGGTTATAAAAATGCAATGGGTGGTTTGTATAGCGGAACAATGCAAGCGGCTTTAAAAGAAGAACCATCTGCCGTTGGAGGATATTTATTTAATATTGATAGACCCGAAAGAATGCAAGACACATTTAAAGCTATTTCGGAAGTTCAAAAGTATCTTCCAAAAGAGCAAAGTGCTGGATTAAAAGCTGAACTTCAATATGGATATTTAGATAAAATATTTGGTGAGCCAAATGGAATTGCAAAGCTAACCAAAAATCTTGAAGATAAAACATTCAAACAAGGATTTAATTACTTATTTCAAGAACCTGTATTAAGAAAACAATTATTAGATATAACAAATGCCGCTAAATATGGTTTAGAAGAAGGTACTGGTTCTACTGTATTGAGAACTAAAGGTATTGGTGCGGCTGTTACTGCTGGAGCATCAACTTTAGGTTATCTAAGTTTACCTGATGAAATAAAAAGCAAAATTGATCTTCAATCTGCACTTGGTAGTTATGGTGTTTTGTATTTAACGCCAAAACTAATGGGTAGAGCGTTGACTAATAAAAATACTATGGATGCCCTTGCGATGCTTCCAAAAGCACAGGCAAATCCAAAATATGCAGGTGCAATGGCTACAAAAATTGCTGATGCTTTAAATCGTTCAGGAATATTGGATGAAGAATATGCAACTGATGTAAATACATTTTTACATGGAGCGCCCAAGCAAGAATCAATGCAACAAGCACCTGTAATCAATTGGGATGTTGCCCCCCAAGCACAACCTACTCAATAAGGAAACAAAATTGATCCAATCTCTATTTGTCTTCTTGCGGCTGGCTTGGTCAAAAACATCCAAGCTGGCTGTGACCTCTATAAGCAAGCTAAAGAGCAGTTTGTCTCTATTAAGCGCACTGCTGATGAAGTTATTGCCATTGGTAAAGAGGTTAAAGGATTTTGGGGGTCGTTGCGTAAACTATTTGGCGGTAGTCCCAAGCCTGAAACTGCAAAGTCTGTGGCAAAGGCTAAAAAGTCTGACTACGTTGCTGTTGACGAAACTCAAGTCAAAGCTGAAATCGTTAAGAACCTGACAGAGTTCTTCAAGTTACAGGAACAGTTAGAAGCGCACATCAGGGAGTCAGAGGAGAAAGCTAGGACTGTAGTTTTCTCTGATGATGTGAACTTGATGGAAGAAGCCCTAAACAGGGTTTTGGCACAGCAAGAGATGGAAAGGTTGGTAGTTCAGATCAGAGAGTGCATGGTCTATCAATCTCCACCTGAGATGGGTGCTTTGTATTCTGAGGTGTTCAGCATGAGAGACATCATTGCTGGAGAGCAAGCAAAAGCAAGGAAGATGCGGGATGCAGAATCATGGCTACGAAAGGAAAGGGAGCGTCTCCTAGCAGAAAAGCAAGCATACCTGTTAGTAACTTTCCTATTCCTAATATACCTTTGGATGCTAATAGGTCTGGTAAGCAGGATTGGGAGAGCGTAGTGGGATGGATTGCTGCTTGTGTTCTTGTCGTATTGTTGTTACCTGTTTTGGGTATGCTTTACATGGATGTTTTGCAAGCAAAGCATGAAGCAAAACAACAGCAGGAAAAAGTGCAAAAGGTGATTAAAGAACTTGAAAGAGAGAAGCAGAAATGAACATTTATTGTATTTGGGGCTTATCTATCCTTTTGGTGCTGTTAGCTGGCTGTGATGACCGCTACCGCTATCCTTGCCAAGACCCATTGAATTGGTCTAATGCTGAATGTAAACCCCCAATTTGTACCGCTTCTGGCACTTGCCCAGAGATGTTAGTTAAACCCGAACAGGAGAAGAAGTAATGGCAACCATTGGATATAAACCTAATAATCGTCTGACTGCTGATGAGATTGAAGTCAGAGTATGGGCATTTGTTATCGTAGTATTGGTGAGCATTCTGTTAGCTTCTATGGGTATGTTTCTGTACTCTGTTTCTTTTGTACAACAGCCCATGAACGGCAGTATGGCGGCTATTGATAAGGTGTACACACAGCAGATTAGCACCATCATGGTGTTCATTACTGGTGTTTTAGGTGGTGTAGCTGGTAGGTCTGGTGTTAAGGCAATAGCCACAGCTACAGCCAAAGCAGAAGCTACTGATACTGATGAACCCCCAAAGCCATGAGTTTGTTTAATCCTTGGGTGCTTTTAGGCATCCTAATGGCGGTAGTTGGGTCGTTTGGTAGCGGTTATTACAAGGGGTCAGATGATGAACTTACTCGTCAACAACTTGAGATTGATGCCCTAAATGCTGAAGCTAGGGTGAAGGAACAAGCCCTGATAACTGTTGTTCAGACCCAATCCACCAAACTGCAAAAGGCAAATCAAGATGCAAAACTTGCTCAACAAAAGCGTAATTCTGACATTGAGTCTGGCGCTCTCAAGTTGCGGCTTTCTGTCAAAGCCCCCGTCTGCCCCGTACATACCGCCTCAGATGCCACCATTACCAGCGGAGATAGCGTTCAAACAACAACCGAACTTGACCCAGCGTTTGCTCGATCTCTTG